TTCTCTTTTTTCTTCTTTTTTTTCTTTTTTTTTTTTCGTTTTTTCATCTTTTTCTTTTTTATCTTTTTCTTTTTTATCTTTTTTATAGCAGAATGTTTCACTTTCTTTAGATTTAACAACAACATCACTTATGTTGTTTATATTATTATGAATATTTGAAATATTTGATAATATTTTTACACATTTAAGTCTTTTACAATTTTCATATTTATTAATATTAAAATTTACCTCCTTTGTAGTTCTTTGATAAGCACCGTTTATAAGATTATTTGGTTCATTAATATTTATTTTATATTTATATATATTCCCTTTTTTGTCATCTTTTTTAATAATATTTTTATAACTTAAATATAGTTCTTTATTATTTTTTAATTTAAATAAAGCATAACCATATGAATTAATATGATAATATGATAAAACATAATTATCATATTTATCATATATATTTATATTATCACTATATTCATCATTAATATCTGGATCAGCACCTCCTGTGCCTACTGTTATTTGCAATACAGATTTTTCACCTTGTTGAATATTCATTATATTAAAATAGTGAGAATCAGCACATATATATATATATTTATATTTTGATAAAAGCTCAAATATTGTAATCATATTTTCATCAACTTCTTTTAATTCATTATCTTTAAAACAAAATATTGGTACATGCCCCATTACAAAAACAGTTCTTTGATTTTTTATATGATTAATATTATCAAAATAATCTTCAATATTTTTCATATATTCTTTATTATTTAAATTATTTGTATTTATAATTATCATTATATATGATTCATAATATACTGTACCGATTTTATCAACATATAAATACATATTTTTATCATTTTTTTCAGGAGTTATATCTAATTCGTTTATACCTAATAAATCTTCTAAAGAAACAAAATACTGTTCAGATACTTCTTCTAATGATTCAATACAATCTTTAGATTTTTTTACACCAATACTTGATGTACTTGCTGATTTTCTATCTGAAGTTTTCAAAGATGATGAATCGTCGGGGGGAGAAGAAGAACTGTCTGGAGATGACATAAAACTTTCTGGCGAATCAACACTATTTTCTCTTTTTTCATTTAAATTTTTAATATACTTAAATTGTGTTTTTATCATACATCTTTTTTTTAAATATAATTGTTCTCCATCATCATCTTCATCATGATTTCCTACAGCTATATGAACGTTTTTATTCATTTTGTATATTTTATCATAACCCGATTTTAAAACTTGAAGTAAATAGTATTTAGTTGAAATTTTATTATTATGATTGGGCACTTTAATATTATACCAATTATCTCCGGCAATATATAATGTATCGCATTTTTTTTCATTTTTAATTATATAATCTAAAACTATATCTCTGTGTATATACTTATTATCACAATTAATATTATTCCAGCATCCAAAAAATAAAAACGACTCTTCAATTTTTGTCGTTTCTTTTTTATCCATATTATTTTAATAGTTTTATTATCTAATATAAAAAAATAAAATTATAAATATATATTGTTTATTTTTTCATTATTTATTGTTGTTGTAGTTTTACAATATTTATCGTAAAAATCATATGAAACCTCATATGGTAATGTTATTTTAATATTATCTATAGGTATATATATCATCATATTTATCCACGAAATAACATTATTTATAGCCCTCTTTAAATTACGAACTCCTTCCTCATTTTGTATATTATTTATAATATGTTTTAATATATTATTATTAAATATAATTTCTTTAGAATCTAAATTATATTGCTTGAGAACTTCGGGGATTATATAATCTTTAGCCAATACAATTTTTTCATCATTTGTATAACCTGGAACATTAATAACAATCATCCTGTCTTTTAAAATTGGATTAATTAATTCTTCATCATTATAAGTAAATATAATCATTGAACGTGATATGTCAAAATCAATTTCTTCAAAATATCTATCAGTATATTTATCATTTTGTACAGGGTCTGTTATATGTATAAGTGTATTTATAATTTCCTGTCCTCTATATGTATTGGAAACTTTATCTAATTCGTCAAATAAAAACAATGGGTTCATTATACCGGTTTTCATTAGCGATTCGCATATTTTGCCATATGTAGCCCCTTCATATGTATAAGAATGTCCTCTTAAAAATGAACTATCTTCAGCACCACCAAGTGATATAAATGCATTAGGATAATTCAAAGCATTGCATATACCTTCTTTTATTAATTTAGTTTTTCCAACACCCGCACTTCCTTGAATGCCTATAATATATCCATTTGCTTTAGGAAATGATATGAGTTGTGCTAATACTCTAATTATTTGCTCTTTAGCAATTTTATGACCATATATCGTATTATCCATATTTTCTTTTATTTTATTTAAAAAAAAAGCAATCTTTTCATTCCCATCATCTATATTAACTGGTAGTTCATAATATTTATTGAAAGGTATATTATTTAAAGAATATAACCAATTATTCAATTTATTATATTCACTTGTACTTGGAGACATTTCATTTAAACTTGTTATTTTTGATATGATATTTTTTTTTGTTTTAATATTTATATTAAGATTTAAAATTTTAAATCTTAATGGAATATTAATGTTATCTTCATTGTTTTTAATAATGTCTTCATTAATTTTTATTAATTCCTTATTATCTTCAGATAAATTATCAAAATATTTTTTTTCTATATAATTATATTTATTATAAAAATCGTATTTTTTCTTTTTAATAAAATTATTTGGATTATTAAAAATTAAAAGAATTTTTTTTTTAATATTTTTTTTACGATTATTATAGTCATTTTCATCATTCTTATTAAAAAAACCTCCTCGTGGCGGTTCATTATTAATATCTATATTAGTTATTACTTCATTATCTTCGTCACATTTATCATTTTTACTTGTTGTATCATTCGAATCATAAGAATCGCTATCTGAAGCTTCTTCACTAGCAATAATGTATGTTGGGTCTGTATCACTATTATCACTATTCATTTATATTAATATAAAATAACATCATTTTATATAAATTTAATCATATTTTGATTCAAATTCTTTCCCCCAATATACATTTCTAGATCTTATTCTAACTATAGAATTGCTATATATTATATAATAACAAAACACAACTATTAATAATAATATTGTTATAAATATCATTATTTCTGCATATTGACCATTAATATATAAAAATATTGCTGACATACCTGTTAATATAAGCAATGTCATTAATAAAGATTTAATAAGTATAGAATATTTTAATGTTTCATATTTTAGTACATCAATATACATTATAGCACCTTCTTTTTCATATATCAATCTATCATCTAATTTACGCATATGTCTTTTTTCATTTTCTGTTAATTCTGTTAATTTATAATATGCTGAACCACTATTTGCTTGTCTTCTATATATTTCAAATTTAGAAAGTAAACCATATATATTATCTTGCATCTTATAAATATTCAGATAAGTATTTTTAATTTTTTCACTTATTTTATTATCTTGAAATTCAATTATTTTATCAAATGTTGCAATGTTATTTGTAGATGAATTTTTTTTAATAGTAAAAAAATCTTTAATTTTTTCATCTCTTGTTCCTAACTCAAAACTTTCAACACTTATTTTATTATCTATATATACGACACTTATAATAAAGTAAATCATAATTAACATTATTGAAATACCAAAACATACCATAACAATAAGTTTTTTTATACTATTATCCAATGGATAAAAGTTTATTCCAACTAAAACTAATAATATAATTATTGATATCGTTAAATATGAATAATATTGATTATACATTACATTATTTTTACTTTTATTCAAATCATATAATGTTTTATAATTTTTAATTTTTGATTCATTAATAGTTATATTTTGATTTATATTATTAATATTTCTCATATTATTATTAAAATTATTTTTATATTCAAGTGGTGTCTTTTTAATTATTTCAAGTTCATTTGGTTTTTTAAATAATAATTTATTACCATTAGATATTATTGTGTTATCATTAACTATATTATAATCGTTATAATTGCGAATATATATAATTTCTCCATAATTTAACACTTCTTTAATATTTTCTATATATATAGAAAATACAAGATTATCATTATCGTCATAATCTATATTTTTAATATTATAATTATTCGCATTTATTTTAATTGTATAATCACTAACTATTTTATATGCATTTGATTCTAAATTTAAAAAATTTTTTTTATCCGAATACTCACTATTATTTATAATAGACTTGGAGAGCATATATTTATTTTCAGTATCTAAATAAGATTGTTTAGCATTTGTTTTTTTTGATATTGTACTTTCAGTATAATAATTATTATCCGATGGAATAATTATTTTTTGTTTTTCTATATCGGCATTATCAAAATCCTTATTAAATAATATTTTATATAAAGTATCGTGTGAAGATTTAATAATGAATATTTTCTTTTCTATATCGTGTGCTTCTAATACAAAATTATTACCACCTGATAAAATATCTGATTTTGTTGTATTAGTACCACTATAATAATTCATAACAAGTTTATTTGTTAAGTTATTAACATGATTATATATTTCGTCATTAATTTTGTTAAATAAATTGTAGTGTATTGCTACTGATATAAAGTTACTATCAAAATTTACTTTGATTACATTACTGTTATCAACACCAGAAGGTAAATTATCATATGCGATATATAAAGGGCCTGTATCTACTATTTTACTCGCATCTAATTTCAATAAATCCACTTTATATCCTGCAATTGTACGCTCATCACTCGTTCCAGCACCGGCATATGTTTTATCTGTAAAATATGTTGTATAATATTCGTAATTTAAATAATTATTTCCTGATTTGTCATAATCGTATATTTCACTAAATATAACGTTTAATTTTCCATCAATTCCAGCTCCACCGATAGTTATCCTATCTGAAGTAATTGCGCTAGGGAATATACAATAATATTGTGTATTTAGTCTAACTTTACCATTATTAATAATATCATTTTCTAACATAGTGTTGAATAATTTATTACAGGAATATATAGAAGAATATATAGACAATTTATATATTTCAAGTTGTGCGATTAATGCTTCAACTTGTTCATTTCTTTTATCTAATTTTAAATGATAAATTAACTTCAAAAAATCATTAAAAATATATTTACAAATAATCTTATATTTTGAATCATTATTATTTGATATATTATTTTTTTCAATTATATATTTATCCTTAATACCTGCTGTACTACTATCCTTCAAAATTAAATCAATTTCATTACTATTAATACTTTTATTGATAAATATTCCTTTTAATATAACATTAGTAAAAGTATTATCGGTTTTAGTATATGAATTAATTTCATTTTCTGTTGAATTAGTATCAGAATATTTTTTATTATTTAAATTATGATATGTACAAAGGCTAGTTAATAATGGATTATTATCAAAATTTTTAATATATAATAATAGTGCGGATTCGTCTTTTAATTTACGTTCTCCTATATTACTTGCGTCTACATAATAACCGTGATTTTCATTATTATTTGTATTATTAGTGTTGATACAATTGGTTATTATAATTTTATTTATAACTTGCCCATCATTTTCAGGACTATCTATAAAATTTTTATAAGCGGATAAAATATCTAAAAATGTTTCAATTAATCTTAATGTACAAAATATATATTTAATTTTATTATCATCTTTATAGTATCTGTATTTTTTATCAGTATTAACACCGATTGTAGGAGTATCTCCATTATATTTAAAAAATAATTTTTGGTGTGCTATATATGAATTATTGTCACTTTCAACATTTTGAATATTATTAGAAATAATATTTTTATCGTTTTCACTAATAGTATCGCTTTTAATAAAGTTTAAAGTACTGGGATTATTAGTTGCTTTTAAATATTTATTTACATTATCATATCCTACACTATGTACTGTTCCACTCAATGAGTCCCGTAGTAATGAAATTATATAATTAAATTCAGAACTCGATGATATTTTTGTAGAAGTTCCCATTGCCGATAAACTACTTTCACCTATATTATTGAAAAAATATTTTGCGAATTCACTTGTATAATCATTAGCAAAATCATCTGTTTTAAATAAATTAGCTACAAATTTTGTTCTTTTTAGAAGTTCTTCTATTTTACGATTTTCATATGTTAATGACATTTGATTAATTGTTTATAATATCTTCTATATTTATATATATATTTATTTAAAAACAAGTTCTATAGTAAAACGAAATACCACTATTTTCATTATATCTAATAATTTTAACAATATCTCCTTGTTTTAAACCAAGCCATTTAGCGATAGGATCGCTATGTAATATTATAGGCATATATATTTTACTTTTAATCATATATTCTTTCATAAAATCTGTTATTTCAAATTTGATTTCACTTATTTTTGTATTTAAATCTTCGATTTCTTTTTCGAGTTTAATAATTTCTTTCGTCAATTCTTCTTTATCTTTAATTTTAGTTTTTTTAGTTCCCATATCATCTAATTCTTTTTTCTTACTTTTAATAGTATCCTCAATTTCCTTTATTTTATTTTTAAGCTCTTCTTTTTCCTTAATAGCGTTTTCTTCACTTAATTTAATATGTTTAGGAACATATTCGTGCTTAGTAGGATTAAACATAAGTTGTTTAACGTGAAAATACTGCAATTGCCCACCGTTCTTTTGAAAAAGTTTATCATATTTATTTAGCTGTGATATTATTGGATGTGAAATAGTATCATTATTGAAAATCAATATGATATTTTTCATATTTCCATATTTTGCTATAAAATTTTCAACATTAGCATCACATACCTTTAATTCATCTATTATCATTTTCCTTAATTTTTTAGTAAGTGCAAATATTACGGTTGTATTAGATGTCTGCAATTCAATTACATTTTTTTCATTTTCATAATCTTCTTTATCTATTGATAGTTCGTGTTCTTCAAAAATTGAAATATCATCTCCTCTCTCTACAAGCATTTCTTTTAAATTTTTGAGAATACTTTCAATATCCATTTTATTATAATAAATCTTCTTAATCTTATATTATAGTATATAAAAAAATCAATTTTTATTTATTTTTGTTTTCGTATAATTTTATTATTCTCGGGTCTATATAATTTTTTTTACATACACTAGATGTATTGTGTAGTTTTAACGATGTATCATTAATAGCTTTTTTTATAGCGTGTTTATCATCTTTGTATTTACGATAATATTTTATAAATAAATTATTAGCATTTAGTGTTCTTAAATCTTTTGTAGTTATTTTTAAATCATATTTATTATAAAAATTATCTAAGTATTTATTTACATCATTTGACGATACACATTTATCACCGTATTTAAATATATAATCTTCTGCGTCATCAAGATTTTCTATAACATTATAAATATAATCATAAATATATTTATTATTACATATAGCAACATTTCTAACATTTTTTTTACCTATAAAATCAATCTTAATTGTTTTATCGTTTAGAAATATGTGTTTTTTCTTTAATGTAGTTAAACCATATGAATTATATTCCTTTTCGTATTTTTTATTACCTATTCTAAATCCACAATCAATAATGAGTGTTATTATAATACTTATTATTTTATTTTTAATATCATTACCTAAGATGTCTTTCTTAATTTTATTTTTTAATTTTTTAAAATATTTAATAGATTTTTCTATTTTAATAAATTTAGAATTGTTTTGTTTTTCTATAAATTTAGGATTATAAATTACTTGTTTTCTATTTTTAGAATCATAACCATATGCTATTATTTTTTTTCCATTTAAAATAGTAACATTATCGTAAGCGGGTGGTATTTTTAAACTTTTATAAAAATTAATATCATTTTCATTTGTTATTTCTATATTTTTATTAAAATATTTAAATCCTGTTTTATAAGTACCTATTCTATTAATTTTCATTTTAATATTATCTTAAAATATAATGCGATAATATATAATTTTTACATATAAAATGATATAAACAAAAGGATATATAAATATCCATAAACTAAAATACTAAATAATGCCATCTAATAAGAAAGCAACTGGTACTAAAATCGTAAATGACGCTACTCTTAATATTCAAGCTACTCCGGTAACCCCAGTCAAAAATGAAAAACCAGATAAAAAAACTGCTTCTAAAAATGCTGCGACACCAGTTGTCAAAAAAGATGCCCCTCCTGCTGTAAATGCGGTTGACGTAACAACAGTTGCTGTCGATGTTCAATCATCTAATGTTGCTTCACCACAGGACAGTGTACTACAAAATATTATTGAGAAAGTAAATACTTTGTCATCGAATTTCAAAGAAATTCAAGGGATGTTGAAAATCTTATCTAAAGAATATGAAAAACAGCAAAAAATTATTGAAAAGGTACAAAAAAAGAGACAAAACGCTAAAAATTCCCCATCGGGATTTGCTAAACCAAATAAAATTTCAGATGAACTATGCGATTTTATTGGAGAACCACACGGAACCGAAAAATCACGAACAGATATTACCAGATATATCAATGCATACATTAAAGAACACAATTTAAATAAACCTGAAAATAAAAGATTTATCCTTCCTGACGATAAACTAAGAAAAATTCTAAATGTAAATGACAAAGATGAGATTAATTATTTTATTTTACAAAAACTTATCTCTCATCATTTTCCCCCATCAGCAAGTAAACTAGCTGCGGCAGCCGCAGTAAAATAATAATAACAAAAAATTGATATAAGATTATTTTTATATAAAACATCAACTACAAAGATGTCTTATAAAACATATACAAATACAGATAATGGTGCGGTGTCGTTAAAAACAACTAACAAAAATATTATAGATTATTTTATGCTTTTTGTAAGAGATTTAAATAAAACTGATAATTATAATTATTTAGAAAAATGTTGGAAAGATGACCCTAAAAAAACGGTAGCTATTATTTTCAATGGCAGAGATAGATTAAATGGAAAGAAGGAAAAAAAAATATCAAACCAAGCTATGATATGGTTAAAAAATAATAAACCTAATACATATTATGACAATATTATTACATATGTTAATAAATATGGATGTTGGAAAGATTTATTATATATATCATATCATAGTGATAATAAATATGAGCTTAAATTATTCGCCAAAAAATTATTAGATGATAAAATATTATTAGATAATAATGAAAATGTATCTTTATGTGCTAAATGGGCACCTACAGAAAATTGCAGATGTGATAAAAGAAGACATATGGCAAAAAAAATAGCAACTGAAATATATGGTATTGATGACAAAAGAAAAATGGAAAAATATCGTAAAAATTTAATTGTTCCTTTGAGAGAGAAAATTAATATTGTTGAAAAATTAATGTGTAATAACGAATGGGACAAGATTAAATACGAACAGGTACCCGGTATTGCTTCTAAAAAATTAATAAATGCTTTTATGAAACATGATAAAGAAAGATATCTTAAATATTTGTCAGATGTAAGATGTGGTAATAAGGAAATAAAAGTAACAGGAATATTGCCTCATGAATTAACTAAATATTATATTGAAAATAGATACACTAATGATGGTAATGATAATTACTGTGAAACTATAGAATTACAATGGAATACAATAATAGATAATGTTAAAAAGAATGGGGTATTGGCAAATTCTTTAGCAATTGTGGATTTATCAGGGTCTATGTTTAATGCGAGAAATGGAAGTATTCCCGCACAAGTTGCTACAGCATTAGGTATTCTTACTTCATTGTGTTGTGATGGAATATTCAAAAATAAATTTATTACATTTAGCGATTATCCTAAATTAGTTACTCTTAATATCTCACAAGATAAACCTTCATTATTGGACTATATTAAGAGTATGTTAAATATTGATTATGGATTTAGCACAGATTTCGTTAAATGTTGCGATTGTATCATTAGATATGGTATTGAAAATAATATTCCGGATTGCGAAATGCCTAAAAAACTATTTGTATTTACTGATATGCAATTTAATGAAGCAACTGATAGTGGAGATACAATTGAAACAATATATGATAATATTATAAATAAATTTAAATTATCGGGTTTTACAGCACCTAAATTTATATTTTGGAATCTTAACTCGCAATCTAATAATGCATTCCCAGTAAATTATGATACTGAGGGTACCGCTATCATATCTGGATTTTCAGAACAATTACTTAAAATTTTTATGAATTATGATGATTTTAATCCTAATATAATTGTAAATGAAATTTTAGAACCTTATGAAAAAAATGTAATAATATCTGATGATTAATATAATTTATATATCATCATTCATCTAAATTAATATTTTTTCTTTTTTTGCCAATTGAATCAGGAATATATGTTTTATATAGGAACTTGTAAATATCTGGTATATCTTCGTATTTTTCATACTTTTCAATAATAATAACTGAAGCTTTTTTAAATATATCTTCTTGATAATTCATATCTTAATATATATTAATTCTAATGTATTAATCAATTTTTGAGTACATAATTTTATTTTTCTATAGATTTTAATAATTTTCTAAAATTAAAAGATTTTAAAAGATTATGTACTCAAATTTTAATAACCTTATTTTCTAAATTTATTATATTACTAGAACATTTTTCTTTAAATTCAATGATATAATTAAATTCACAATTGTGATTTTTATAGAATAGATGTTTGTTACAGTAAAAATTTTTACATTTACATTTATTCGTTAATGTTTCCAATAATATTAAATTTTTATTACAGCAATCACATTTTTTAGCTTTATAATTAGATAATTCTTGTTTCTCTATTACTTTATCAAATTTTTTATTATTTAATTCCATACTTTAATATATATATTAATTCTTTAGATATTATGATTTTATATATTGGATAAAAATAAACATTTCAAATAATTTAATTGGAATAAGCAAGACCACCCATACCAGATAATATACGTAATACGTTGTAATTTACTGCGAATACATATATAGTTCCGTTAACTTCCGAAGATACATTTAATACTGCTGTATCAATACGAGACATATTTAAGGTTCCGCTCGGTTGATGTTCTTCTGGTTTAAGAGCAAACGAATAAACATTAATACCACTGTGATATACGTCAGGGGTATTTTCGTGATGTTGATATGGCTGTACTAATGAGAAATAATCGCCTTTACGGGTAGCAAATCTGTCATTACCGTTGAGCATTATCTTAGCTTGTAATGTATTATTTTTTGACGCAATGTACTCATTCATTGTATTATTAGGATTTGCTGACGTTGAACCATTCGCTGAAGAGAAATTATTCCAGAAAACTTGATGACCTGTTAAATTGTCGCGTTTTATTGCCCATATGAGTTCTTTGCATGGATGATTGAAATTCATACGGATGCTCTTCATGTTATCTATGGAGCTTGATTTATTAATGGTATCTGAACCTGTGAATTGTAATTGCTCAATTAAATATTCGTGGGATAATTGTGCAAAACGTCTGCGTTCATCAGTATCAAGGAAGATATAATCAACCCATAATGTAGCATCTAATAATGAAATATTTTTATTTTCGGCAAAAACATTTGGAGAAACGGAAGTTGTTGTTCCATACTGCTTGTTTCCATTTGAGCATATTTGCGCAGCAACAGTTTTTAAAGACTCGTCGTAGCATAAATTATTGTCATTATCATCTACTAAATTATCAGCTGTATCGTATTCAATATTAATTTTAACTTCATGATATTGAAGAGCGATTAATGGAAGTGCTAACCCTACATTTCGACAAAACCAGAATTCAAGAGGTACATATAATTCATATTCTTGCCCCTTTAATAACTTAGTACATAAATTACCTTTATTTGCTCCAACCATAGTATTGTAACCTTCGCGTTTTCCAACAGGTAATGATAATTCATTCCATATATATAACCATTCGGAGTAATGTTTATCTATACGTTGTCCTCCGATTTCTAGTTCTACATTCTTTAAAAGTTTTTGACCAAAATTTGGAACAAGCGCAACAGCAGAATTATCGACGGTATTATTATTTTTAATTCTTCCATTGAAGTAAATTCTATGGATTAAATCACCATTGCGGGTAATTTGAAAACTAGCACGAGAACCTAAAGAATTACTTCCTGTAGGAGTTTGTTGAATAGCTTCGATAGCGAAGTTAGTATGACGACGATATACAACTTTGAAAAAGGTAATTTGAGGATTACCAGTTAAATAAACATCCTGAGCACCATAAGCTACTAGTTGAAGAAGACCACCACCCATTTACGCTATATTCTTTATACTATTAGAGGAGAAAAAAAAAAGATGTATAATATACACAAACTAATATTATAAAGTAATAAAAAAATAAAATAGTTAAAATTTAATTTGAATAGGCAAGACCACCCATACCAGATAATATGCGTAATACGTTGTAATTTACAGCATATACATTTAATGAATAAACCATATTTGCGGTATCAGTGCCTAAATTTAATGATAAGTTTAATACAGCGGTATCTATGCGGGACATATTTAGAGTTCCACTTGGTTGATGTTCTTCGGGTTTTAATGCGAACGAATATACGTTAATACCTGAATTATTTGGAATATTTTCGTGATGTTGATAAGTTTGAATCATATTGAAATAAGAACCAGGTCTTTCTGAAAAGCGATCGTTTCCATTTAATACTAATTTAGCGGTTTTAGTAGTGTTATTTGAAGATATGGCACGTAAATTTCTATTTGCTGTTTCATTTTTAAGTGTATTATTTAATCCATTCATATCAGAAGATAGATTAGTATAGTTAAACCAATTTATATTATTTACTTCAATTCCGGAAGCATTTGTTTTATTAAAAGTTGTAAACCAATATAATTCCTTGCAAGGGTGGTTGAATGATAATTTTGGTTTTACTATATCACCTGAAACAGATTCAGAACCGGTGAATTGTAATTGTTCAATTAAATATTCATGTGATAATTGAGCAAAACGTCTGCGCTCATCAGTATCGAGGAAAATATAATCTACCCATAATGATGCTGAACCGAAAACTGTTGGTGCGGTTGATGTTGATTTACATTTATCAGCAGTTTGGAATAAAATATTTACTTTGACTTCGTGATATTGAAGAGCAATTAAAGGAAGTGCTAAACCTACATTACGGCAGAACCAAAATTCAAGAGGGATATATAATTGGTCTTTAATTACGCCACCATCTCCACCTACCATTTTTTTGTATCCGTCGCGTTTAGAAGTAGGTAATGATAATTCATTCCATATATACATCCAGTGTGAATATTGTTTATCTATTTTTTGACCACCTATTTCTAATTCTACATAATCAATTAAACGTAATCCAAAATATGGGCATAAATTAACTTCATTTTCAGACATATCAACAGATAAATACATTCTATGTATTAAATCACCATTTCTTGATATTTGGCAAGTTACGCGATTACCATATCCAGGATTTCCGTTAAAAGTTTGTTGAATAGCTTCGATAGCGAAGTTAGTATGACGACGATATACAACTTTGAAAAAGGTAATTTGAGGATTACCAGTTAAATAAACATCCTGAGCACCATAAGCTACTAGTTGAAGAAGACCACCACCCATTTACGCTATATTCTTTATACTATTAGAGGAGAAAAAAAAAAGATGTATAATATACACAAACTAATATTATAAAGTAATAAAAAAATAAAATAGTTAAAATTTAATTGGAATAAGCGAGACCACCCATACCAGATAATATGCGTAATACGTTGTAATTTACAGCATAAATATTGATGCCTTTATATGTTGCTCCCGCTGCTCCCTTAGTTGAAGTAGGGAGAGGGTAATTAGCACCTGTATATAATTCATCTGTGACTGTTACCATCAAAGTAGCAGTGTCGATACGAGACATATTAAGTGTGCCACTTGGTTGATGATCTTCAGGTTTAAGAGCAAATGAATATACGTTAATTCCGTGATTTTTAGAAATATTAGAATGATGTTGATATGGTTGAACATAGTTAAAATAAGACCCTTTTCTTAAAGCAAATCTATCATTTCCATTTAATTGTAATATAGCATCTTTAAATGGATTAGTGCAAAGATCATTTAAAACATATTTGTTGCTATCCGCAATATCAGTGTTAGTGTAATCATACCAACGAGAATGGATATTTACAGGGGAAGCTAATTTAGCGACCCATATTAATTCCTTGCAAGGGTGGTTAAAATTTAATTTTACACGATTAGACCCAGGATTTAAAGTTTCAGTTCCTGTAAATTGTAATTGTTCAATTAAATATTCGTGTGATAATTGTGCGAAACGTCTGCGCTCGTCAGTATCAAGGAAAATATAATCTACCCATAATGAAACATTAGTTATATTGGGAACATCTGTTAAATCATTAGTATCAGCCTCAGCACCAGTTGTTTTACATACACAATTAATTTTTGTTTCAAATTCAATTTTAACTTTTACTTCATGATATTGAAGAGCTATTAAAGGAAGTGCTAAACCAACATTTCTACAGAACCAAAATTCAAGTGGTATATATAATGTTTTATTTGATGCGGATACACCTTCAGCACCTACCATAGAGTTATAACCTTCACGCTTTCCAACAGGTAATGATAATTCATTCCAGATATATAACCAATCTGAGTAATGTTTATCTATTTGCTGTCCTCCAATTTCAATAACTACGGATTTTAATAATCTTAAGCCTAAATAATTTACATATTGGCATGCGGTGCTTTTTTCTTCAGGAATATCAACCTGTACATACATTCTATTTATTAAATCACCATTTCTAGATATTTGGCATGTTACTGTATTTCCATATCCGGGATTGCCGTTAAAAGTCTGTTGAATAGCTTCAATAGCGAAGTTAGTATGACGACGATATACAACTTTGAAAAAAGTAATTTGAGGATTACCTGTTAAATAAACATCCTGAGCACCATAAGCAACTAGTTGAAGAAGACCACCACCCATTTACGCTATATTCTTTTATACTATTAGAGGAGAAAAAAATATAAATAAGTACGCGAATATTAAAAATAATTCATATAAAACTATATATTAATAATTCTATTATAATGATGTTTAAAGAGAAATCATCAAAAAAAAAATTTAATATAGACACAAATGAAAGTTACACTCTTGACGCAATGCATAATAATATGATAAAAAATTTTGAAAATTCCAATAAACAAATTGAATATTACAATAATTTATTAATAGAATATGATAATAATTTAAATATAGTAAATAATAAGCTATGTGAAAATAAAGAAAATCAATATAATGACGAAGAAATATATGAAATAAATAGAAATTTATGGAACAGTAATATTGAATTAAGAGAAAAAATAATAGATGTTAAAACTAAAATAAATGAGCTTAATAATATAGATGAAATTGAATATTATAAAAATACAAGCTATATATTATTTCAGTATTATGAAACAGTAGAAAAACAAGCGAATATTAATAATGTATTAATTGGAAAAGATAATATTATTAAATCTTCTTCAGATTTACATATGAAACAAATGAAAACCATTAAAACCGAAAGTAAAAAAAAAAAAATAAATAATTCTTCGAATACAATTAATGTTTTAGATGCTTTAAATAATATAAATGAAGAAAAAAAATCATATAATATAAATGAAAATATAAATATTGTAAATAATAATGATGAAAAATCTTTAAATATTGAAGAAAATATTATTAAAGAAGATAAAAGCACACTTGTAGACAAATATATGTCTATTATAAATAAAAAACACGTTAGAAATGTCGAGGAAGAAAATATAGAAATGTGTAAACAATGTAAAATACAAATGACTTGTTTACAACATGACGCGATAATAATATGTAATAATTGTGGATATCAAGAATTATTATTAGTAGAACAAAATAGACCAATATTAAAACAAAATACTAAGGATACTTCTCATTTTTGCTATAAACGTATAAACCATTTTCGCGAATGGTGTAATCAAGTTCAGGGTAAAGAAAGTACAGACATACCAGACGAAATTTTTGAAAAAATATTAGCAGAAATAAAAAAAGAAAAAATTATAGATTTAAAAAAAATAACATATACAAAAATGCGTGATATTTTAAAAAGATTACGTATTAATAAATATTATGAACATATTAATTATATTATAAATAGAATAAATGGAATACCAACTCCTCAATTTAGTCCAGAATTAGAAGAAAAATTATGCAGTATGTTTAGAAGTATTCAAGCACCATTTTTGAAACATTGTCCGAAAGATAGAAAAAACTTTTTATCATATAGTTATGTATTATATAAATTTTTTCAAATTCTCGGGTTAAATGAATATCTACGATATTTTCCTCTACTGAAAAGTAGAGAAAAATTATATATTCAAGATCAGATATGGAAAAAAATATGTATTGATTTAAATTATGAAATTATTCCATCGCTATGAAATCATAATAAAATGTTATCCAATGTAAAACTTTCTTTTATTCCAATACCATCACTCGCATATTTTGATATTAAAGGAGAAAACATATCTAAAACTGAATATGTGCATGCGGCCGATAAACCTAATATAAATAATTCCCCAGCTTCCAAATTATTATTCGGTAATATCGCTGCTATATAAACAACTACAAATCCCATAAATATATATTTAAACAATTTTATTAATGTATCATTGCTATTGAAAAAAGTTTCTTTCATATTCTTTATTATTATAATATAAAATATATATAAGATTATAGATATATTAAATTATTATAATATGACAAGTGAAACACAAAAAATAGAATTAGTAGAAACTCGCGTCGAAGACCATTTAGATGAGGACAAACCAATAAGAGGACAGAAATATGTGCTATTATCATTTATTAGTCCTGAGGATGCTATTATAAATAAAGATGTATTATATTTTAGTAAATTTATTGAAAGTTTTTCAAACAATGTAAAAGATATTTTTAATAATATTAAAGATAAATATCCAGAATCAAAAGATTTAATTGATAATGTTATGGAAAACCATAAATATATTTTGGACGCAAATGAATTAAATGAACAATATAAATTTTTTAAATCAGTTAATAATGAAGATTTAGAGAATAAATATGCCGAAAAATATGGCGCGGTTACAAGTATTCGTGGTGTAAAAGTTAGAGGTTCTTTTGAAACAATTGAAGAAGCAAAAATTCGCAGTGAATTTCTAAAAAAATTAGGAGATAAATTTCATATTTATGTTGCCGAGGTGGGATGTTGGTGCGCTTGGTCTCCAGACCCTGAATTTATCAATAATATAGAATATTCAAACACGCAACTAAATACATTAATGAAAGAATATAAACAAAATATGGAGGATAAAGACGCTTTATTCGAAAGTAGAAAATTAAACAGTATCCAATCGTCAATTGATGCTCAAAAAAATCAAACTCCTATAGATGCTATAAATGAAGAAAATGAGGATATTACTGATACAACTGTAAATTTATCTAGCATAAAGGAAGTTATAGAAAATGTAGATGTATGGAGTGAAAGAAAAAATGAAGAAAATAAATAATTTACTTATTTTAGAGGCTAATAAACATTGATATGAAAGCAATTGCTATATTTTTATTATTTATAGGGTCTTTACTTATAATACAAGGTTATTATAGTAAAATAAATAAATGTAAAAAAGAAAAGGTAGTTGTTAAATATGTTCCACGAAGTGTTTATGAAGAACAATTAAATCCTGCTGAAAATCTCCAAACTTTTTATAAAAGTATGTTTGAAGATATTGTTCAACATTAATATAGTTTATTTTTTATCCTTAATATTATTAAATGGATATATTAAGAAATATAGAAAAAAATATTATTAATATTTGTAATAATGATAAATATGATATAAATGATACTATAATATTAAAAAATAATATTAAAGAGTATTTTAAAAATTTAAATGATAAAGAAAATATAATAAATCAAAAAAAAATAAAATATAACGAAATATATGAAGTACCGAGAATAAATCAAGATTTAGAATATTCTAAGTATTTAAACGATAAAAGAAACCTATTAAATATTTTCGAGGAAGAAAAAACAAAATCGGCATTATATAATTATCTTAATTTGGAAAGACCTAAATATAATGATATAGATTTATACTCTTATGAGAATATCAATTTAATAGAAAAAAGAAAATTAGATAAAGTTGTAATTCATAAAGATATAAATAAACCAATTAAAAAATTAAAACCTGCTAAAATATGCCCAGATGGTAAAGAAATAAACCCTCTAACAGGCAATTGTGTAAAAAAATGCAAAGATGATGAAATAAGAGACTTAGAAACTGGTAAATGTAAAAAGCTAAAGAAAGAAGCAAAGAAAAAGGTAAAGGATGAAGTTAAAGAAGATAAGAAAGAAAATGAAAAAGGTGAAAACGTACCGGTTAATAAATGTTCAGAAAAGAAAATTAAAGAATGTGAAGATATTGGTAAAAAATGTAATCCATTATCTGGCAGATGTATAAAGAAATAATTACATTATAATTTATGATATTGCGTTTTAATACAAAATATCAAAATATAATAATTTATTAGTATTCATCTTATAATGTCGACACCTACAAAAACTTTACCTGTTAATCAAAATGTAAAAACAGTTGAAAATAATGATATTAATGATCCAATTGTTCAAGATGTATTAAATGAATTTCGCGATGAATTTTCTTCAAAAAATAAAATAGAAAAAAATATTATTCCTCAAAAATATGAGGATATTAATGAGTATAATAACCAACCATCTATAAATATTAATCCAATACACCATCAACATCAACAACAACAACCACCACAGCAGTCGCAACATAATAATATAAATAGTAATTATAACGTAATAGATAATTACTCACAACAACAATATGGTGATGTTAATTCGCAAAATATTAGTGATATTGATAAAAAAAATTATTTTGATATAGAATTAGTTAAAAAGAATTTAACAATTGTGATTTTAGTATTATTATTATATAATACTCCTTTATTTAACACAATTTATGAAAAATTTCCTGAATATTTATACGATTCATTAATGTCATATGATATTTTGATTAAAACTGTGTCATTATTTAGTATATTATATATACTATCAATATTAACATACATTTAATATCTTCTATCGTTTCCGTATTTATATGAGTAATTTATGATTTCTTCTTTATTTTTTAAACTAGGAACTGAAAAAAATTTATAAATAAAAAATACTCCAATTATAAATGTTAAAAATATTGTAAAAATTGTTGAACTAAATAACAATCTATAAGTAATGTTGTCGTATTTTTCCTTATTAATAACAACTAAAGATACAATAACAACCGTATATAATATTATAATTATGCTATATATAACAACAAATAGATATAAATTATTATTATAGTTATAACTCCATATTAATGATACTACGACCATTATAGATACTAAGACATATCCAAAAATAATAAATGTATTTTTGACTATTTCATCATTTTCATTTTTTGAAACAAATTTTTCGTTTACCATTATATAATTCTAATTATCAAAGAGATTTTTAAAATCAAGAGTTCCATATTCTATATTATAATTATCATAACCATTTAAATGGTAATTTCCTGTATTTAATCCTTGTGATTTATACACATTGAGATTTTTATATTCATCGGGAAGTACATTAACATCTGAAATTTCATCATTATATGTATTATTATCTAATATATTTGTTTGAACGGCCATTAAATGTTCTGGTGTAATATAAGGTTGTAATCCACATGTATTAATTTTTATACTATTAATACTTTCATTTTTAATACTATCATTATTTTTCATTTCAGGATAATCTAATGAACATTTATTATCTATACATTTTTTATTTGATATATTTTTATTATCTTTTTTGGTATTATCATTTTCATAAAACTCTTTTTTTTTTTCTTTAATTTCTATACTATAAACTCTAAAATATATGATTAATACTGTTAATGTTATTATGAAACCTGTGATATTATCAACAAATATTAATATAATCAAACAAAAAATAGCTATATATATTTGAATTAAACTGTTTTTGTACATATTTTGCAGAGGTATTTTATAAATCATCATTGCAATAAATAATAATGATGTAGCTAAAATTCTCAATGAATCAATAATCATCGTATTATATCTATTAATATACTCTATTATAATTCATATAAAAAAATGATAACATTATATTAATGTATAAAAGTATAATATTTTAAATGCTTACGTCGAAAGGTTATAGTTTATTAAAATCTTCTTTAGATAATGAAGAAATCGCAAAGATAAAATTGGATTTAACTTTGATTCCTAAAATTAATTTTGATATGGGTAATAAAAAAAGCGATGAAGATAGTAAAATTATTCTTTATAAAGAAACTGATAAAAGGATATATATACCTAGATATTATGGGTTGTCTAAATATGGTTTACCTGAAATTATAAAACTACCCGGAGGTACTGATATTAATGTTGAATTTATAGGTAAATTGAGGGAATATCAAAACGAACCTGTTAAAAAGTTTTTAGAAGCTGCTAAAAATCCCTTAAAAATGGGAGGTATTATATCTGTTCCATGTGGTTTTGGCAAAACAATTATGAGTTTATATATAGCTTGTCAATTAAAGAAAAAAACGATGTTTATTAGTCATAAAGATTTTCTCAATCAACAATTTATTGACACCGTTAAAACATTTTCACCAAATTCTAAAATAGGTATAATTAAGCAGAAAAAAGTAGATGTAGTAAATAAGGATTTTATTATAGCTTCTTTACAATCACTTGCTATGAGAGATTATGATGAAAATATTTTCAAAGATATAGGTTTTGTAATAATTGACGAAGTACATCATACAGGAGCACAAGTATTTTGTAAAGCTTTCAGAAAACTAAATACACCAATATTTTTAGGATTATCAGCAACATTAAATCGTAAAGATGGGATGCGAAAAGTTTTTGAACATTACATTGGAAATTCTGTATATACAATGAAAAATAAGGACTTCACAGAAGTAGAAGTGCAAATACATAAATATTACGAACCGAATATTGAATATTCCGCAATAAAACAAATGTGGAATGGTAAGGAAAATATAGCTGGAATGATTAATAATATATGCAATTTCATCCCTAGAACGGAATATATTATAAATGTTATTGAAACATTACTTAAAAAAGATCCTGATAGACGTATTTTAATTCTTAGCGAACGCAGAAATTTATTAAAAGATATTGAAAAATATATAATAGATAAAAATATCTTAAATAAAGACTATGGTTATTATGTCGGGGGTATGAAACAGACAGATTTAAATATATCTTCAGAAAAACAAATAATATTAGCAACATATCAATTAGCATCAGAAGGTTTTAATGTACCATCATTAAATACTTTAATTTTTGCTTCTCCTATATCGGATATACAACAATCAATCGGTAGAATATTGAGAGAACGCCCTGAAGATAGAAAATATATACCATTATGTATTGATATACTTGATGATTTTTCCGTATTTAAACGCAAAGGTTATTCGAGGCTTAAATTTTATAATAATAATAAATATAACGTTTCTTATTATCAAGATAATGAATTGATTAAAATATGTGAAGATGTCGTGGATGAAGACAATAATAAACAAAAACTAAAATTCATTGAAGAAGATGATTAATGATATTTTAAAACTATTAAAATATTATTATCATATAGTAAATATGAAAGATAAATATTTATATTATATCGAATTAATATGTATAATTTTTTTAATCTGTTTTGCTTTGTATATTTATGTTAATATTAAAGGAAACAACATAAATGATAAAAAAATAAATAATATTAAAAATACAAATAATTATGATACGTCAAAACCCTATAAAATCAATGATATATTAAATGATAATGCTGTTAAAAAAAAAGATGTACCACCGCCTAAATTAGTAAATATATATAATGAACCTATTAAATCATTACCAAATAAAAATGATATAGATTTGATTAATAAAAATAAGATTAATATTTATAATGAAAATGTTGATATAAATAACCCTAATTTTAATAAAGAAATAATTTTACAAAATGATATTAAAACAAAACAGCAAAGAGAGTTTAGCAAAGAACTTGAAAATGTATATACGGCAGATATAGCAGAAAATACGAATCCAAATATTGATTATACAGAAATATTTGATTATTCTACAAAACCTAATAAAACGGATTTACCTATCAAAAATGTTCCCATGTGTTTATTGAAAAGAGATGTTAAATCTTATAGATTCTCTGATAATTTTGTAATTTAAAAAGAGTACATAATTATATTTTTAGATAGATTTAATATTTTTTTTGAATTTATTAGATTTTAAATAATTATGTACTCTTTTTAATAATAATAGGATTACCTACATTTTTAATATATTTAAATGTAGAACTAAAATTATCTATAAATGTTGGATAATAGGTGTATTTAACATTATATTTTTTACATATTTCTTCTACTTTATCTTTAATATATGGATACCAAGCACTATTCATTCTTGGAAATAAATGATGTTCTATTTGATAATTTAGACCACCGCATATATACCCTATATATTTACCACCATAAGTACATGATGTTTCAACTTGTGCTTTATACCAATCTTTATTTTTAGGCTCTCTATCTACTCCTATAAAATTATGAGATAGTGAAAATGGGATTGCTAATGATAAAGATGATATTACTGAACCATATAGCACATATAATAATGCTACATATATATTATGAAAATATAATTGTGTAATAATTTTAATATATATGTGTATTATTCTTAAGATAATGGAAATATATCTTGCTTTTTTAATATAATTATTATTGAAATTTATTTTAGAATATTTATCAACCGAATATTGAATGTTTGTTAAAAACTCTGTTGATATAATTGATGACAGCCAATATAATGAGAATAAGGGTATTATATAAATATGTTGATATTTTGTAAAATTGTTTCTTTTTCCTATAGAATCTTTATAATTATGTAATAACACAAACGGTTCTATGCTTTTTGTATCAGGATCATCTATAATATCATTTGTATATGAATGATGTGTCCAATGTTGTTGTAGCCATAAATATTTATTACCTCCTATTAAATCAGCACCAAACCCAAAAAATTCATTCCATAAAGGATTCTTAAATATAGCTCCATGATTTGCGTCATGTTGTACATTAAGACCTATTAATGCCTCTGAAAAACCCAACAATGTACATAATAATATTGATGCTCCATAATTAATATAATAATAAATTAAAATTATATAATTTACACAATATAATAATAATCTAAATTTAAAACCTAAAGTTGCATACATTTTATGTGGTGGTACAATTTTAGATACTTCTTTTTTCAATTCCTTTTCAAAATCAGACCCAAACGTATAATCTTTATCATAATTTATTAATTTTCCTACTAAAGGCATTTTATTACGCATATTATCATTGTGAAATGGATGTATCATTTTATAGTATACTGATACATCATTGCCTCCAAATATCATTATTTGTTGTCCACCTGGATGATTCCATCCTTCTAGCGAATATATAAATCCATCAATCGCAACTGTATTTTCGGGTATATCACAAACATCATTATATTCTTTTAATTTGCTTTCACTCATTATTTAATTGATATTTAATATTTTATATAATTATAAATTATCGTTATATGATAAAAAAATGAAATAATATATTAATTATGAATAATATATAATTTATACATTTCGTTTATATCCTTCTGTATTTTCATTTTATAATACTTATTTATTACAAAATAACCTTCTCTCTTTTTACTAATATAAATTGTAATATCATTTAAACATTTATTGGAAATATTGACATTTAATTTATTTAAGAATATTTTCATTATACTTTTATATTTTAAATATTCTAATGTTTCATCATCATAAATTGCGACTATGTATGTTTTATTTTTTGTTTCATTAACTTCAGACATCTTAGATAACAATTTATTTATAATTATATCGTTAATTATATTATTATTTTCTGTAATATGTTCGCTTAATGAAAAAAAAGCATTTATATTATCGTTATTTTCCTCATCTAATTTATTATTATTTAAATTCTTTAATACATCTTTTAGTTTGTCTCTTATTTTCCCTCGAACACTCCATTCAGGAGTACTATCACATAAATATGGTATATTGTTAATATTCGCAAAGTTTATGATATCTTTTTTTTCAATATTTAGCATAGGTCTCCAAAAATTAATTTCATCTATTTTTTTTAATATTTCCATACCACATAAATTATCATAGTTATTTCTATTTGTAATATTTGTGATAATATTTTCAAAACAATCATCTTTATTGTGTCCCAATAATACAATTGTATTTTCATCATTATTTATTAGTTTATGATACATATCAAATCTTATTTTTTTCGTAGTGTCTTCATATAGTTCTCTTAAACCATTATTGAGACAATCTATCCTTTTAAATTCAGTTATAGTTCTATATACTAGTTTAATACCGAATTTATAACAGAAATAATTAACATAATTAAGTTCTTCATGTGATTCATCGCGATTATTATAATTTATATGAAGTGCCAATACATTATTAGATAATTTATTTAAAATATATAAAGCTACAATACTATCTACACCACCAGATACAGATACGATAATACGTGGATTATTTAATTTATTTAATTCATTTCTTATAGTGTTATAAACAATATTATTTTCAATATTTTCAATATCATGTATATGTATATTTAAAGAAGATTTATCAAATATATTTTTATCAATATCTTGCCACTCTTTTATAGGTAAGGTAAAATTTAAATATGTAGCATTAATATCTTTGTAAATATTATTTAATGTAGCTGTTAAATATCTTTTACATTTTGATTTGTCGCTATAGGTATTATTATATATATTAATATATATTTTTACTATTTCGTGTATTTTTTCTATATTTTTTATATGTCTATATGGTAATAAAATAAAACTTAATTCATCTATAGATAAATCTTTTGAATAAATTGATAATATATAATTTATTAATTTAGTAGCCTTTTCCGAATATTTATCAACATCTATTTCAACGCCTTCGGTGCCATATAATCTTTTATAATGACGAGGTATCTGATCCAATAATAATATACATGATATCAGGGTTTCTTTACTATAGAATTCTTTATATTCTATAATATTCTTAGTATTTTCAATGTATTTTAAATATTTATCACATAAATATTTATCAACATCTTTATTTTTTTGAAACCAATATGTTTCATTATTAAACCAATCGTAATATAAATTATTCATTATAATTTCAAATCATATATATATAATTAATTATTTTTATATTGTTTTTATTTAAAAAAATGATATATTATATAAAATTATAATACACAATATAATATGCAGGGTATTATCAGTTTCTCTAACAGAATTGCTTTTAACATTAAAAGTAATGACCACAAAGATATTATATTAAACGATTTGTATAGTAAATATAATATTAAAATATTACAGAGACATCACCACAATTTAGATAATAATAATATTAATTTTATTTTAAAAAACCATATGTTTAATTTACGTTCTAACGGAAACCGATATTATCTTTATTTTACTCTATATAATGATATTGAAATTATGTACTATATTGATAAAAAAATCCATCCCGGATATCAAAGACCGCGTATAATTTTTGGAAGGGGATTATTTGATAAGAATTTATTTAAAAATACATTGCTTGATGGTGAAATGGTAAAATGTAAAGATGACACATGGACGTTTCTAATAAATGATATAATTTGCTATGAAGGCATACATTTAAAAAATAAAATATTACCTGAACGCATTAAAATTATATATAATTTATTAGAAAATCAATATACACCAGATAGTACTATAGATGTATGTAATTTTAAGATTAAAACATATTTTAATTTGTATAAAGAATCTATTGAAGAGATAGAAAAATTCACTAAAAAATTGAATTATACTTGTAGAGGTATATACATATGGCCTTATGATATCAAATACAAACCTAAACTATATAATTTTGATGATGCTAATATTATAGAAGTTATTAGAAAAACAAAGGATATAACAGAATTTAAAACTATGGATACTATAAATGCTATTGATACGCCTAATATTAGGATTAATAACAATATCATAGAACCTGTCATATTACCACAAGATAATAAAAACGATAAAGTTGGAGAAAATGAGAAAATATTATATCTAATGAAAACACTAGAACCGGATATATATAATATATATGAAAGTATTAATGATAAATCTATTGGTATAGCATTGGTACAAACTATGAGTGATAGTAAATTGTTAAGAACTGCTTTTAGAGATAAAAATGCAATGACTGCTCTTAAATTTGCTTGCTCTTACAATGAGAAGTTTAAAAAATGGCACGCCGAACGTCAATTATAATATGTATATCTATATCTATATGTATATGTATATCTATATGTATATCTATATGTATATCTATATGTATATCTATATGTATATCTATATGTATATCTATATGTATATCTATATGTATATCTATATCTATATGTATATGTATATCTATATGTATATCTATATGTATATCTATATGTATATCTATATGTATATCTATATGTATATCTATATGTATATCTATATG